TTAGATGGATTAGCTATCCATAATGCTTTAGCTTCTTCGCCTATCTTACCTTCATAAGGAGCAGGCGTACCTGCTTGCCACATAGCTTTGAAAACTCTTTCATCTTGGGCCAGTAAAGAAATAGCAGCCACTTTCATACCCATATCGTATAAGTATTTAGATAGTTTTAATCTTTCACAATTCATATCTCGTACAGACTTACCGCCACTCAAACCAAATACCTGTCCTTGAAAGGCTCCAGAGACTCCTGTGGTACATAAATCTTGCGAATAAGACATAATACTAGGAGCAATAGCAGACGCAGGAGGAGCCTCAGATTTAACATTCTGATTTATTGTCTGCGTACTATTTGATTCGTTAATGTTTCGGTTAGTGTTATCAGATTTAGTGTTGTTGTTATTCTGATTAACATTATTAGTTTGCACATTTGATTGCGAAGTAGATTCGTTAATATTTTTATTTGTATTTTCAGATGTGCTAGTTGATGTATTTACGTTTGTATTATTTACAGTTTGATTGACCGTTGAGTTTACTGTACTTGAACTTGTAGAAGTATTTACATTTGTATTGGTATTGTTTGATGTGCTAGTTGCGGTCGAAGTATTTACATTTGTGTTTACATTTGTGTTTTGATTGGTATTTACATTTGTATTTGATGAAGTATTGTTATTAGTCGATACATTCGTATTTGTAGAAACATTAGTATTACTTGTAGTCGTATTATTGGTATTGGTATTTGTGTTGGTGTTCGTATTGGTATTGTTTGTGGTCGTTTCATTTGTCGTGTAAACATTAGAATTTTCACAATATTGAGTACCGTTGACGCAAGCTGTACCAGATTGTTGAGAAGATTGAGCATTTGCTTTAATAGAAATACCTGCTAATAAAGTAATAAGGAACATCAACGCTGCCCAAACAAGCATATTATCGTGCTTTCTTTGTTCGTCTTTGTTCACTTTTCTTCGCCTTTGAAACTTTTGCTTGCTCCACTTGTTCCAGCATATAAACCAAACCAAGCAGCACCAGCACCTACGACTACTGAGATTAATCCTGATTGTTCAAAATTAGGTGCTTCTAAATCCATAAACCACATAACCGTTGTATATAAAAGAATAATATATACGGTTAAAAAAGCCCTTGGAAATATTCTCCAAGAGTCAACAGCTTGAGCTAAGTGAATCCATTTTTGATGGGGGTTTCTTGTAGTTTCATCTTCGAGATCTCTAATCTTATCTTTCAGTTGCGAGATTTCTTCAATCATAGCCATAAATTTGTTGAGATCCATCTCAACTTCATTACGATCCATATCTCCTGAGAATCTACTTCTATGCTCGTCCATTATAAAAATTTGGTAAGGACAACACTAATAACAATAAATGGGTAAACACCCCATATCATGTTTTCAAGCTTATCAAATCTTTTTGTTCCAGACTCTAAACGCTCCTCTATATTTTTGTATCTTTGAGCACATTCTTTTTCATGCGACTCTATTTTATGCAAAGGATCGTCGTAAATACTCACTTTTTACTCTTTCGTTTTTTCTTTTTTACTTTAGTATAAGCTTCGTTTATATCGGGAGTAGATGGATCATCTGCAACGTATCTACCTTTTTCATTTCTTGCCCTTACTAATTCTGTTTCCTCAACTACAGGATCTTCTTTTTTCACTTCTTTCAAAGGATTTGGAAGCTCGTCTGCTGGCAAAGGTTTAAAAAAACTTACTAATTTATTCCACCAACTCATTTGTCTTTCGCCTTACCGATGTTAATTGCACACCAGTCTAATAGTTTATACACTTTACCAATCCAAACATCATCACGCGGGGTAGGTGTTATAGAGGCTATCAAAGATGCTCCTGTAACTATCCAGGGAATGATTTGAATTAATTTTAATACTAGATCTAACATATATACCATAATTTACTCCTATGAAGTTGGTTCTGTTGGCCACTCGCCAAGCGGTCTTGTTAAAGGGTCACCACTATATGCATAAAGAGCGGCTAAAGCATCTACATTTGCAACTGCATTTATTTTTGTTTTCATATCAGTTGCCGCTGTTCTTACTGCTACTCTGTAATCTAACCAATCTGAAGGTATGGCTTTAGAACTTTCTGCATTTCTAACCACCATCCAGTCATTAGGTTGTAGTAAACCATAAGCTTGATTGTCTATTGTTTCACAATGGCTTGTTTTTAAAGTATCTAAATCTCTTGCTGTAGCTGTGCCATAAGTTGCTGTAACTTTATTACTAGCAAATGCAAAAGACTGATCTGTATTAATATAGTATTTAGGGTCTTTATAATTAGTGTTATCTATAACTACTATATAAACACCTATAGCTTTGAGTTCTGCCTCTGACCAAAGGTTGTGTATATTGCTAGGATATTTAATATCTCCTATCGTTAATTGTGCAGGTTTACTATAAACCTTACTTATATTTCCTGATTCTACTAATGCCCACATGATTTTATATTACCTCAATTAATTTAATTTACCTAGCAGTGCAAGGCACTCCTCCACTACTAACAAAAGGGTGTTTAGCGAAAGCCATATATATGTATGTTCCATAAGCATTGGCATTACCATCATATCCTCTTACTTTAAATCCATTACTTAGCATATCAACACCTGTGTAAAAATTATTTGTTTCAGCAATACTTGTATTAACTTCTATATAAGGATTTATTACATTACCACCTTGATCTTCGTCTCTTTTATGGTCAAAAACAATCCAATCATTAGCACTATCGACTCTTTTAATCATTACAAAAGCAGGTTGAAATCCACAGTAAACAAAAGGTCCGTTATATGGTGTTGATGTTTGATAGTTACCTGAGTATTTACCAAACTTGCTATAACCTTGAATACCTTTAAAAGCATAACCAACAAAAGTGTCATTTGGTTGGTTTACATCAGCTTGTTCACCTGTTTTAATTATTGTGCTAGTCGGTGCTTCATTTCGCCACCAAGTAGAGGCTGCGGCATAAGCATTGTCGCTATTCAAACGAACATAACCATTTTGAGGTGTTGTATCCATATCTTTATGATATACCCCCCAATTTCTACTACCCCCATTTCTTCTTTTAATAATAAACATATCGGGAGCAGAGCCTAATCCATGCCCTATGTCTAGTGGCTCAATAGGGTCTTTACCTGTATAGGTAAAAATAGAAATTCCTGCTGTTTGATTTACTTGAACAGTTGATGTTAAGTCTCCATCAGTATTACTTGCAGTTGTACCACCATTAACTTTCCACTGCCAAGCTACATAAGTAGAGCCATCAGCATTTATATAAGTTTGATAGCCAGTTAAAGTTATCCCATCACTATCAAAAGAACCTACTCCAACCTGTGTTTCTTCAGCAGAAGTTCCATAAGTTCCTGAATATAAAAATTTATTAACTCCTCTAGTGCTATCAACATATGTTGTGTCTGATACGGCACTTCTTCTTTTAAACCAAACTAAATCAGGTTGTAGATTTGAATTACCATCATTTGTTACAGTCATTGAGCTACCACTACCAGTATTAGCACCTGAGTAAGTCGCTACTTGAAAGAAAACACTTGGGTCGTCTATTGTTGTATAAGCCATTAGCCGTACTCCGCTAAATTTTTTGAACACAAAGAATAGTAACCTGATGGTGGTGCTGTTTTAAAAGCTCCATATCCGTTTGCATCTGTATTAGTCATAGTATGTGATGATAGATGAGGACTAACTATGCCACCAAAAGCACAAATAACTCCGTTTGATGCGGCTACTGATACTGCTGGATAAATATAGGTTCCTAAATTAGTTAAAGCAACTCCGCCTGATGGTGCTGTTGGGTCTCCAATACTGCTTATAAATGTTCCGTCTTTGCTTATCCACATTTTTCTATTGTCCATATCTAATGCAAAACCAATCATGTTAGAACTTCCGTAACTTGTTCCATCAGGAGAACCTCCTGGTGCATTGTAAACTTGGCCATTTATTGAATACATACCTATAGATTTTGAAGTATTGTCATCAACATAACCTACATAATATCCATCTGTTCTTTGTGGAACGTAAGCATCTTCAGTATCTGCTATGCCTAAAAAACAAGAAGCTGCACCTCTAACTTCCCAATACCATTTACCACTGGCTACTGCAAAAGTACCAGTAATCGACTGAAAGTTTTGACCAGCAGGATTATCCCACAAAGTACCTCCATCTGATAAAACAGTAGAAGAAGTGTAATTTTGAATTGCGTTAAATATACAAAAATTATTAGTGCAGGTGTCAGTTGCTTGATCTATAGCCGCTATATTGTTTTCAGTAAAATCTGTACCACCACTTACATCATTACCCAAATTAGAAGAATCTTCAAAATCTAAATAAAATTTGTTAGTGCCTGAGGGTTTGCTTGCTACATTAATAGGCTTCCATATACCAGTATCACTATCAAACTCACCAAACTCTGTAGGTGCTGATGCAGTACCATCTTGATAACAGATTTCACACATATAACCAGCAAAAGGACTGTCATTATCTACACTGTTGTAACCTATAACCTGTTTTTCAAAATTAATGCCTAAATTATCATTTTGACTTGGATTATTTGTAGTGCTAAAAGAAGTTTCTTGCACTCCATTTACATACAATTTAAACCTATCATTAGCTGTGCTTTGTGTTGTATCAAAGGCTATAACTATGTGATACCAAGCAGAAGTATCTCGAAACACTCTATCTGTATTTCGCCAAACAGTAGAGCCACCTGCAATCCTTAATGTATCATCTGTTTGAAACCTAGCAAAAGTTCTACCATTATCGTTATCAGTATTGCCAAAAGTAAAAAGATATTGAGCAGTGCTAATTTCTGTTCTTTTAATCCACATACTAATAGTGCCTACATCTCTATTACCAGCACTACTAACATCTCTTGTTAGATATTCAGTGTTATCAGCTTCAAACTTTAAAGAATTAGCTACATCATACCCAGTAGAGACACTTCCTCGATTAGCTGTTCTTTGTAAAGTTTCCATTAGTAATCTTCAGGATTAGGTAATAAATAACCAAATATAATCCAAAAAGCTAAAAATAATTCAAGCATTAGCTTTGGGTTAAGTTTTGACTAATACCGATATTTTGCCATTTTGAACCATTATAACGGAATGCGTAAATATCAGTCTTAGCATCTGTAGCGGTCTGTGTTGGTGTTTCATCACCCACAAATTCAAATACCGCGTTCCATGCCAAAGTATATGGACCGCTCGAAGCGTGCTGTGCTACCTCAATACTAATAATAGCTCCCTCTACTGAATTACTTGGACTACCTATGGTTGAATTTTCTTCTAGCAATAAAAATGCATTTGCCGCAGCTTTTGCATCCCAAGATACTGTGCCATCAGTTAAAGATACTTGAGTAATATTGGCTGAAGTAGATGCTGTCACTATCTGTGGCATAGTCACATTTTGGTTTTCATCTACTGATATAGCAGGTGTTGTGCCTACCGTAGATCCTAAACCAATTACTAAATCATCAGCACTATCGTCAAGTCCTATATAAAAGTCTTGGGCATTACCATCAAAAACTATTTTAGTGTCTTCTGCTGTAGCATCACCAATCGTTAAGGTGGTACCGTTGATAGATAAACTATCGGTAACAGCTAGATCTGTAAGCGCATCTAAAACTGCGGCCCCAGAACCTGCTCCGTCTAGTTGAACTACCGCTACTTTACCTGGAGCGATAGTTACGTTAGCACCAGAGCCTTGCGATATAATTATGTTTTGAGATCCACTTGTAGCGTTTTCTATTATTTGCACCCTTTTCATAGTGTTAGGGCCAATGGTAATTGTGCAAGCTGAATCTAGCGTGCCAGTATATTTTAAATAAAAAGCCCTGCCTTCATCAGAACTACCATCTGCAACTGTTGTGGTGTGAGTATCTGCGTTAGTAGTAATTGCTTCTGTTCCTACACCTAAAGCCTCTCCTATCAACTCTAAATTGGTATTTGTAGAAGTACCCCAAGTTCCAGACTCGTCACCTGTTGCTATTTCTTTTAACCTTAAATTATTAACGTAAGTTGCCATAGTTTTTTACCTCGTTTCTATATTAAATTATGCCGCCACTTCTGTCCAATTAGGAGTTTGATTATCATCTACTTCTTGCCATTTAAATGGAGTGCCAACTTCTGCACTTGCAGACACGCCTGTAATTGTAACATTAGCTTTACAATTAAATGTAAATGATCCAACAATAGCATTAGCATTAAAGTTGACTGTTTCAAACCTATTATCAGTTTTAGTGGTTGCAGTACCAAGTGCTGATGTGCCTTCTTGTCCTGTTGGTGTTTGATTAGCTTTGGCTGTAATTGTTGGCGTGCCAAGACCACTTGTGGCTTCTAAGCCACTAACAATTGTATTAGCCTCTGCATCAGTGGTTGCAGTACCAAGTGCCGATGTGCCAGCTAACCCTGAGATTGTTATAGTGTTGTTTGAAATTGTGGTAGCTGTTCCAAGCGCTGATACACCTGCAAAACCATTTACGCCTACAACACCCCCAGCATCTACCGCAACACCACCATTTACTGCTGTTACGCTTAATCCTGTAAGAGTGACGTTTGCTTCAGCATCAATTGCTACAGTGCCTAATGCGGATGTGGCTGCAGATGGAGCAGTTAGTGTGAATGGCAAGGCTGTTCCCCAAGCACCCTCGTTCCAAGTGCCTCGACCCCAGCCGTTAATAATAGCCATTTAAGGCTAGGCTATTCTAATAATAGCCGTAGAAGCTGCTGCTGCTGGAAATACAATTGTAAAGTCTCCAGCGGTAGATGTTTTGTCTCCACCAAAATCTATGGTAGCAACTGATTTATCGCTATTGGTATCGTTATAAATCATACAACCTCTAGCTGTAACTGTAGCTGTACTAAAAGTTAAATCAGCAAAATCAGTAAAACCTGTGGTTCCACTTGATGTTGGTGCAACTTTAGTAAGTGCAGATCCACCAGATGTATAGTTTGTACCAGATGCTTGACCTGTTGTAGTAAAGGCTGTAGTTGTAGCTCCTAAAGTAGCTGAACTTGTATATAAAGCAAGTTTGAAAGCGTTTCCGTTTGTCGCAAAGTTATGCGTAGCAGTAAGAAGCTCTTTCTTAAAACTTGTTGTTAATGTTGATGATATTGCCATTATTTCAACTCCTTAAATATTTTTGCCAAATCTTCGTGTCCTTGGCTAACAAGTAAATTATGTATGGTACATCTTTCACTATTTATAGCCTGTTTCATATAATAAAGTATTGTTTTATAAATTGCTAGTTTGTAGGCCTCGGCTTGCTGTCTTACATGTGGCGCAGCATTTTCTGAAATACCGCAAATCCTGTTCGTAAGCTGTTCTGCCCACCATTCAGGATCGTGGCCTTTATTAATTTCTGTTTTTACTGTTATTAAGCCTAGGTTTGAGCTTGCAGAGTCATCTATCATTTTCTACCATTTGTTAGGTTCAACAGGGCTTGTTTTATCATCATGCCTACCAATTAACATAGCATCAGGAGTTTTTCTTTTATATTGTAATTCGCTGGCTTTTTTAACAATAAGCTTATCTTTATCAATTAAAGGAACCAAAGGATCTGCAAGCCTATGATAACCATATAACTTTTCTTGTATTGGTATAGCTGTGTCCAACAAAGTTGATGTTTGTGCTATACCAACCTCTATACCAGCGTGCATACATTTAGATAACCAAAATTCTACACAGGCTCTGCCTGACTCGGCAAAGTGTAAATTGCCTTTGTAAGTGAAATCCACGCCATACATACGAATGGCTCCTACTTTATTCCAAAGTGCAAAAGCTATAGCGTAGGCAACAGTATTGTTAAGATAGGTACAACTAAGATCTTTAACTATTTCTTCAATAGGATATAAAACTAGATTTTTGGCTCTTTCATCTAGCTCGCATGTATAAATAGGTTTTTTACCGTCTTTTAACAGTTTATTCATACCATGCGTTTGACCGCCAGCATCGTCGCTGTCAAGAAATCTTGATGGTGGGTCCATCATAAAAGTGCGGTCGTGAAATATAACAGAGCCAACTGCGTTGATTCCCCATACTTCATCAAAGTGATCGCCGTGTGATGCGGCTAAATTGTATTCAAACCAGCTTTTGCCAAGACCAACAATAGCAATGGTTTTACCCTCAAGTTTTTTTATTGGTTTCATATCTTTCTACGATACGTTTGTTCTTAGCGAGTCGTATCGGTACTCGTCTCTTCTACCTCTTGCTTCAGCTTTATTTTTCAAAGCTCCAATTTCTTGTAAAAATCTGTTTTCATATAAAGTCATAAGATCGGGCTCACCTTTCATAAAAGTGTAAGCCTCTACCAAACATCCATAAATTAAAGCGTTTCTTGCATGATCTGATAACCAAGTCCCTGTTGTATCAGTTACTAAAGAATTAGGCTTATACAAATAATGCAGTTCTACTTCATAACTTGAATTTGGAGTAGGGGCAACATTCC